GTTGAAGCCGAAATAGCGGCAGGCCCAACGCTACGTTTAGCCATAACCCCAGGCCTAGAAATACATTTACCGCCAAATATGGAACGCCGTAAAACCATTGTTGGTTATCGCGAACTATTGAAATGGACAAGCCCTGTTAAAAATATGATTTTAGAAAACCGTATTTACCACCACGGCGAAAACCAGTTAATAGAACACGTCGAACGCGCCGTACTGATAAAACACCAAGGCAGCGTAGCCCTATCGTCAACCCGTAGCCCTGGACCTATTACGTTGGCTAGGTGCATGGTTTGGGCTGCCGCTTTAGCGTCAAAACCGCAGCTAGTGGGCAAACCGCTAGTAATTAACGTTTCACGCTAATATCGTGTTGGCACTATCCGCGACGGCTTACCTTTTCGTCGGGAAAAGAATAGACCGCTTCACCGTGGGTAGTGCCACCAAACTTTTAACAGATATGGCAGACTAAACGCATGGCGTTATTTAACAAGGTCAACAAGGCCGCTATCGGTACCACGGTTAAAGCGGCGGCTACCGGTTCAAATGTTGGCGCGTCACAACTCGATAACTTTTATGCGTTTACACAAGGTAATAACCGCCAACGCGCTATGGCCGTACCTGCCATTACTAGGGCGCGCGATATTTTGGCTGCAGTTGTGGCTTGTACGCCGTTGTCAATGTTCAACGAAATGTGGAACCCTGTAACCCGCGAACTTGAACAAATTCAAATTGCACCGCGCGCCTGGACACGCCAGTTAGACCCTTCGCTACCAAATAGCACAACGCTTGCATGGTTATTTGATGATTTATTTTTTACGCAGCGAGCTTTCCTTTACATCACCGAGCGCGATAGCACGGGCTATCCAAAAAGTTTCCAACGCATGCCTTCCGCGATGGTTTTAACGCAGGACCAGGCCGGTCCCGTTTTTTTCGCGCCGTCTAAACAAATTACCTTTAGCGGTTTACCAGTTGACCACCGCGACGTCGTGCAATTTATTAGCCCTATTCAAGGTTTGCTATACACAAGTCCTAACGCAATTTTGACATCACTTAAGCTAGAGCAGGCCCGCCTACGCAATTCGAGCAGTTTGCTGCCTACCGGAACGCTTCGGCAGGTTTCAGGGGAGCCTTTAAGCGAACAAGAATTACAGCAGTTGGGCCAGTCGTTTGAAGCGGCGCGCCTAAATAATTCTGTAGCGGTTTTAAATGAGTTTGTTACTTACACCGAAACAAACAGCGACGCAAGTAAACAAATGTTGGTTGCAGCTAGTGAATACCAAGCACTCGAAATTTCCAGGCTCGCAAATTGTCCGCCATACCTTTTGGGCGTCGCTACGGGTTCGTACAGTTATCAAAACAGCACCCAGGCAAGGCAAGACGCCTATATGTTCGGCGCAAAACTTTACATGGATTGCATAGCCGAAACATTGTCAATGGGTAACGTATTGCCGCGCGGTTCGTATGTAAAATTTGATATTGAAAATTATCTAAGCGAAAGTTATTTATCCGAATACGACACACCGTCGGAAGTTGAAGAAGTGGGAGTAATGCCAAATGCTTAAATTAGTGCAACAAGAATTAACGCTAGACGCAGCCGGTCCAAACGGTATGCCACGCCGCACGTTGGCTGGCCTTGCGCTGCCTTATAACGTCGAAGCAACAGTAAACGACGGTACTAAAGTTATGTTTTTACCAGGCAGCTTGAACGCAGGCGGCAAAATGCCCAAACTGTATTTGGGGCATGACAGTATGCAGGCCGTGGGAATTTTGACAAGTTTAGTGGATACGCCAGGCGGCATGATGTACGAAGCCCGAATTAGCGAAACAACACTCGGTAACGAAGTTTTGGTTTTAGCCCAAGACGGCGTTTTAGACGCGGTTAGCGTTGGGGTAAATCCAACGCGTTTTAGTTACGACGAAAAAGGCACAATGATTATTGAAAGTGCCGATTTTCAAGAGTTATCGCTAGTTCCCTACGGCGCTTTTGCTGGCGCGTCAGTAGACCGCGTAGCCGCGTCGCAGGGTATCCCACAAGATGAACAAGAAGTAGTTAATATAGAAACCGAAACACCTAACGAGGAGTTAGACACCATGGAACAGCCAACAGAAACACCACAAGTTATCGAGGCCGCAAGCGTAGCGCCAATCGTTTACGCCCAGCCACGTAGTTTTAAATTGCCAAGCGCTGGCGAATATATTTCGGCTTCGCTACAAGGCGGCAGCGTGTTTGCAGAAATGAACGCAAAAATTCAAGCTGCAGCACCGGACATTACAGCCGACCCAAGTTTGCCAGGAATTTTACCCGAAATCATCACCGGGAGTGTCTACGACGGACTTAACCCTATTAGGCCTTTCGTGTCGGCTATTGGTACTCGCGCTATGCCAGGTGCAGGCGCCACATTTCGCCGCCCAAAAATTACTGTACGGCCAGTAGTTGACGAACAGACACCCGAACTAGACCAACTCAACCCGTCGACTGTAACCGTGTCGAATAACAACGTTGACAAAAAAACTTTTGGTACGTTTGTGACCATGTCCGAGCAGGCATTGGATTGGAGTGACCCCGCTTCAATCAATATCGTTTTGAACCAGTTAGCAATCGCCTACGGACAGGCCACGAACACGTACGCGGTTACAGAGTGTCAAGGCGCAATTGTTCAAACAACAGCTGTAAACGACACTACGGACCCTGCCGATTGGATTGCCGCTATCTATGACGGCGCCCGTCAAATTTCCGAAAACAGCAACTATCTACCTACGCACATGGTGGTAACACCTGGTACATGGGCCGCGCTTGGTTCGTTGGTTGACAGCACTGGCCGCCCAGTATTCCCACAAATTGGTGCTATGAACGCACCTGGCCAGTTGTCGGCTAACAGTTGGAACGGCAACCCACTTGGGTTGGTCTTGGTGGTTGACAAAGATACCCCAGGTTCGTTCATGGGTCACGCCGCTGGACCAGCTGCAGGCTTCGAATTTTACGAACAGCAAAAGGGCGCAATTTCCGTAGACGTACCTAGCACCTTGGGCCGCACTATTGCGTACCGTGGCTATGCAGCAACGTTTATGGCAGACGCTACTAAATTCGTTAAATTCGTCTAACCGAAAGGCGGCCTAACCGCCATGACGCAGGTATATCAGGTAGCGCATAAAACGCTACTAGACAACTACGCAGTTTTAGAAACGCTTACACCAAACGAAGTGTATGTAGGCGCGTCTATTGTTATTGCAGGCGTTGACGCCACTTTTAATGGCACGGTATCCGTTGTAGACGTACCCGAATTTTTGTTTATTGGCGTAGACGACGACGGCGATTTACTTTTTAATTACGAGGTACCAGTACCGTTTCAAATTCTGTACGCAAAAACTGCAAGCAACGTTACGCGCACTAACGCAACTGGAACCGTAACGCTAGGTACTATCCCGTGTACGTGGGTTACAGCCGGACAAGTCGAGGACTGGCTAGGTATTGGTACAGCGTCGGCACTTGATACAACTTTTCTTACTCAATGCGCTGCAGCTGCAAACGACTTTTGTTTTCAACGACGGCTAGAAAGCGGTTACATTGACGCCAAGGCAACAAGCCCTAGTAACAGCGTCACCCTGGGCACTATCGCCTATGGCGGTTTTTTATATCGACAACGTGGCGCGGTAACAGATTTTGCTAGTTTTGACGGCCTTCCAGCAGGCAACAGCGTTGGCTTGTCGCCAATGATTAAACAATTGCTAGGTATCCCACGCCCGCAGGTTGCCTAATGCCTGTTTCTTTTACAGACCTGTTAAACGAGGCGCTAGACGACTTGGCAGCCACGCTAACGACCATAACTAATATGCAGGTAGTAACGGACCCCCGTAACCTTGTACCGCCTTGTGCGTTCATTGACGCGCCTAGTTTTACCGTGTATTCAAACAACGTTGTAGAAATGACTTTCCCTGTACGCATAATTACGCTTGGGCCTGGCAACCTTGACGCGCAACGGTCATTACTTAACTTGGCTAGCAAAGTTATTACCAAAAAAATTGGAGTAACCGACGGGCGCCCAACTGTTGCAGTAATTGGCGGAAGCGAACTACCCGCCTACGACTTGACCATATCCCTACAAGCCCAGGCAACCGCCTAGAATAGGTACAACATGAAATACACAATTATTAGCCCCCGCGTCGGTACCCCAGGCGACACCTACGAACCAGTAGACGGCGTTAACGTCAACGCGCTGGTAGCAGGCGGCTTTATAGAACAATCCACCGTTAAGGCACCTAAAGGTGCTAAAACTAAGACAGACACAAACAAGGAGTAAACCCAATGGCGACATCAACTTACCTCGCAAGCCCAAATTTAACTATTAACTCAATTTCTATGCAGGACCAATGCCACGGCTTGACGTTCACGCGCACAATCGAGGCGCTAGAAAGTACCGCGTTTGGTTCAGGTTCCCGCGTGTATGTTGCAGGCCTAGAAAACTCAACGCTTAGTTGCGACTTGTATTTATCGTTTGCAGCTTCCGAAACTTACGCAACGCTTAAAGCGCTAGTAGGAACGTCTACTACTGTTTCGTGGTCTGCAAGCGCAACAAGCCCAGGCACCGCAACTAACCCAACCATGACGCTTACAGGCACCTACCTAGAAGCCATACCGTACGAAATGGCGTTAGGCGCTTTAGGCCAGGTAAGCATTACCTTTACGGGTGGGGTGTATAGCGTCCTCGAAGTTTAATTAAACGCCTGTAAAGGCCCGACACAAAAGGCAGACAATGAAACTTACGCTAAAAGTAGAAACAGCCGACAACACTTACGAAGTTGTAACCAACTTATTTGTAATTGTTATGTGGGAACGCAAATACAAACGCAAGGCGTCAGAA